TCGACCGGGGCCCCCGTCGAGGGTCGAGCCGGGCCCTGTCGACCGGCGAGGCCCACCAGGCCCCGCAGCGGCGAGGAAGACCGGACAATGCCCGGAGTCTGGCCCCGCCTGGGGCATCGCCGGGCCGGTGGCCGGTGCTCGAGACCGGGGTGCATAAATATCGGGCGTGGTATGTGGTGGTAGTCGTGCTTTGGAATCGCACCACAGTTGCCGTGTGACGGTTGGCGGGTGCTGTTGCACCGCCTGCTGGGTTGGTGTTGTTGCCGGGTTGGGTCTTGGCACGGTTTGTGCATGTATTGATCTATCAAGACTGGGACGGGGGGTACCGGCCCTGTTAGATCGTTAGATGCACATTGCCGGTACTGTTAACGGCCGTCGCTTGGGCGACGTCCGTTACTGTTCGTTCGGTTGCTGGGCAGACGGATGGCCCCCTTTTTGAGGGGGGCTCTGTCCGGGTCTGTTCGTTTCGGAGCAGTACAGACTTCAGGCCGACGCTTCCAAGTTCTTGAGCCTCTTGGGTGGTCCACAGCGGGTGTCCCCGGCACGGTCCTGGCTTGGCTAGGGACGGGCGGTTGTGCTGTCTCCGTCACCGTGTCGGTCGTGGGCTTTGTAGCGGCGTGCTACCTGGCGCCCTTGCCAGCCCGGTCGATTCTTCCGTTCCGTCTGCGGGTTCCGGGGGTCTGGTCGGACTTTGGTGTGCTCCTCCGACGAGAGCTGCGCTTCCCGGCCGGTACGGGTTCAGTTGGACGGTGTCGCCACCTACACCCCCGGTCGTTTCGTCGGGGTTCTTTACCAGTACAGCACCATGTACTTTGGGGGTGTTTGGGATGAGTGCTCCGAAGGTCGAACCCGTTAAACCGTTGGTGGCTGCCAAGTCGTCTAAGCCGAATTGGGAACCGAAGACGAAGGCTGAAGAGCGGATGGATAAGGCTTTCCGCAATTTGTCTCGGTCTGAGCGGATGGATCGTGCTGTGGGTGCGGTGTTGGAGGGTGATCTGTCGGTGTCGGCTGCTGCCCGCAAGTTTGGGGTGGATCGTTCGGCTTGTTCGAGGAAGGTGTCGGGGGAGCGGAAGCGGCGTGAGGAGCAGGATGAGCGGTCTGCTCGAGCTCGGGCGGAGAATGTGGCTGCTGTGGTGGATGAGCCGGTCCGTGAGATGTTGCCTGATGGCCCCATCTCGGAATCTCGGCGTGTCGGGTCGTTCCGTGAGTTCAATGACCGGTATTTCTCGAACGAGATGTGTCCTGACTGTGACAAGCACCATGACACCCCGGACTTTCACCTTGAGGTGATGGATCTGTTGGAGGACAGGTCGAAGCGGTTGAAGTTGGTGAACTTTGCGCCGTATCACGCTAAGTCGACGATCTGTACGTTTAAGTCGACGTTGTATGAGCTGGTCCGTGACCCGAAGTCTCGTACGGCGATCATTTCGGCCGGTGGTGACTTGGCGGAGGCGATGCTGTATCAGATCAAGGAGCACTTGACTGACCCTGATCTGTATGACGGTTCGGTCGGCAACCTGATTGAGGACTGGGGACCGTTTTACAATCCGGGCCATTGGGGCAAGGACTCGATCTACATTTATGGGCGCTCTGGCGCCCAGAAAGATCCGTCGGTTTCAACGTACGGTTTCGGCAAGAAGATCTACGGTCGCCGTTTTGACCGGATGATCTTTGACGACGTTGCGGACATGGAGAACCAGAACACTCCTGAAGCGATCCAGAAGATGTACCGCAAGGTGTGGCAGGAGTACGTCAACCGTGTCGGTAAAACAGGTCAGATCATTTTCGTGGGCACCAGGGTTATGCCGGGTGACGTGTATTCACTCCTCGACGACGTCGAGGGGATGAACGTGTTCCGTCGCCCTTGCATCATTGACGAAGAGACCGGTTCGATGCTGTGGCCCGACCACTATCCGTTGCGGTCTGCTCTCGAACAGAAGTCGGCGATGTCGGTCGAACAGTTCCAGCTCGTCTACCAGAACGTCGACACACCCGGCTTCGGTGCGTCGTTCCCACCAGATGTGCTGGAACGCTCCCATGACCCGGAACGCTTCCAGGGACACTACGACCCGTCCTGGGTGCTGGTGCTCGGCGTTGACCCGGCAGGAGCTAACGCTCAAGCCGGTTACACCGCAATGGTTGTTCTAGGAGTCGACGTCGTCTCGGGCCGCCGCTACCTCGTTGACCTCGTCAACCAGAAGCAAATGAAAGCACCACAAATAATGGACCAGATCTTCGACTGGTCCGAGAAGTACCCGTTGCGAGAGCTGAGGGTCGAGGTCAATGGTCTGCAATCACAGATCTTCCAATACAACACAGAGCTGCAATCAAGGATGGCGAACCGGGGAATCCGAGTAGTACCCCACATCACTCACAAAGGAAACAAGTTCGACCCCCGCTTCGGTGTCGAGGCCATGTCATCGCTCTACCACAACGGCGTCATCTCAACACCCTCCCAAGACATCAACTCCCGAGAGAAGTTCAAGCAGCTCGAGGAACAACTGCAAACATTCCCAATGGGCAACGTCTCGGACCTCGTCATGGCAATGTGGTTCGCCGAGCTCGGCTGCAAGGAATACATGCAACGCCAGACAGCACCCTCGTTCGACCCCCGAGCGAAGATTCCGTCACGCATCGCCAACAAACGACGGATCGTCAATTTCGGTGACCGGACAACCAGAGCCCCAGGCCGACAAGACCTGACGTCGCCGCTGCACGGCGCGCCAGGTTCTCCTGGCGAACATAGTTTTGTGAACGTCGCTGGTTTGCCTGGGGTTGGCATCAACTGAGCGGGCGGGGGTGTAGTCGATGCCCCTTTATGTTTACGCCGACATCGACTCCGGGGAGCGCACTGAGGTGCGTCACTCGATTCATGATGATGCCCTGACTGAGATCGAGGGGCGTCCTGTTCGGCGTGTCCCGTTTGGTGGTGTGAAGACCGCTGCGTTCGTTGGTCGTTTTTCGTTGAACGAGAACGTGCAGAACTTTTTTGCGACTGGTGATCCGGGGATGCTCGATGGCTGAGACGTACAAAACTTTCGATGAGGCTCTCGAGTCTGTGGGCGCTGAGGATGCGGACCATGCCCGTCAGATGGGCTTCACGATCTGCGGTGTGATGATGGACGAGAACACGCCTCGCTATTTCACGCAGGAGATTGAGGCTCAGGACGACTCGATCGCTGGCAAGGCGTTTGAGATACGTCATGGCCGCACTATGTCCGATTATGAGCAGTGGCTGCTTGAGATGGCTCGCTCGACAAGGAGTGCTCATGTTGGACGTTGAAGAACTCCCGTCGATGTTGACCGCTTACCAGAACAGGTGGCGTGAGCGTGACGAGCGTATGCGAATTATTTCTGAGGCTGTTGCCGGTAATTGGGCCGTCTCTGACGACTTTGGCGACCCGGTTGAGAATCGCTCTCCGAACATGGTGCAGGTGGCTCTCGAGGACACGGCGGAAGCTGCGTCTTTGATCCCGTCGATCCGGGTGAAGCCGTCTGGTCCGGGCGACGATGACCGTCGCCGGTCTAATGCGATGGAGCAGATTGGTGTCGGCTATCTCGATCAGTCGCAGATCGAATTGTTGACGATCATGGAGATGTTGAACCTGGCTGCGTACGGGATGTGCTCGTTCGTGTCGGTCATCAATCCTGAGACTGGTTCGCCGTACTTGCAGTGGCGTGACCCTCGGAGCTGCTACCCGGAGCCGGACTACAATCCCATGTCCGCTGTGCAGCGGTGCTTGTTCGTGCGGGACGTGTATCACACGCAACTGCCGCCGGAGTTCCAGCGCAAGATTGAGGCTCGAGTCAATGAGACTAAGCGGCAGACGCCGCAGTATTGGCACGACCACAAAACGACTCTGCTCGAGTATTACGACAACGACGAGATTGTCATTGCTGCGTTGTACAAGACGAACTCCGGTATTCCGGGTGGCGGTCATCGTTCGTACATGCCGATTGAGTTGCACCGTGAGGAGACTTGCGGTGGTGTCTGTCCTGTAATTGTCGGGCAGGCCGTCAAGCTCGACGGTGAACCTCGAGGGCAGTTCGATCAGGTCGTGCGTGTGATGCACGCACACATCCGTTTGATGGGGACGATCCTCGATTACGCCGACCAGGCCGTCTACTCCGATGTGTGGGTGAAGGATCTGATTGGTGAGATGCCGATCGGTGGCGGCTCGTACATTCAGCTTGGCCCGCAGGGCTCTATTGGTCGTGTCGCTCCTGCTGTTCCGTCGCTGTCGGTGTTCAGCGAGTTGCAGTCGTTGATGGACTCGATCCATGTTGGTGGGCGTTGGCCGAAGGCCCGTCCCGGCGAGATCGACCAGGCGATTGCTTCCGGCAAGTTCCTTGAGACGTCGGCCGGAATGATGAACACGGCCATCCGTACGTTGCACTTGATCTCGAAGCGGATGCTTGAGCAGGCGATGCGGATCATGTTCATGCAGGACTTCGACATGGGTCGTGACCGGACAGTGTCTGGCATTCTTCGCAACCAGCAGTTCCAGATGGAACGTGACAAGGAAGACATCGACCTCGGTGCTCGCATCACTGTCGAGTACGGCCTTGGTTTGGGTCGTGAACCGGCACAGTCGATGGTGCTTGGCATTCAGGCGAATCAGGCTGGTTTGGTTTCGACCGAGTTTGTTCAGGAGAACTTCGAGGGGATCACGGACGTCGCTTTGGAGCGCCGCCGTCTCGACTTGGAGAAGTTCCGTGAGATGGCTCTTGCACGTTTGATGCAGGGGTTGGAGTCCGGTGAGGTTCCTGAGTCTGCGCTTGTCGACATCGCTAAGGCCCGCATGAACGGCGAAGACGTGTTCGACCTGTACGAGAAGTTCATCGTGAAGCCGAAAGAGGAAGCGGAGGCACAGATGATGACTTCGGGTCTCGACGGTTCACAGATGATGCCTGGCATGCCGATGGGCGGCGGTGGTGCTGCTCCTCCGGCACCTCCGGGGCTCGAGCAGATCCTTGGCGGCGGTGGACCTCCGCCCGGACCTCCGGGTGGACCTGACATCACTTCGACGGCTCGGACGAACGTGCCAATGGGTGACGGATCGTTCGCAGGAGTCGAGTCTCGAGGCTGATTGTGACCTGACTTTACGGGGGGTGTGTTCGTGAACGTGAACGACGGGCCCGACGTAATGGAGCAGATCCCCGCTGGGGGGAACGTGATGAAGCCTGCTTCGGGTTCATACGGAGACGTCGCTGAGAACGATCGTCTCAAAAAGTCGCTGCAAGTGCCCGAGGGTACGGGTTCCCCAGGAGCACCGCAGCCGAGCCCGGTGCCGGGTGGCGGTCCTTCTGGGATGCCCCCGGCACCGGCCGCTCCGGGGACTGTTCCTAATGTTCTGATGGGTCCAACGACTCAGCCTGACGTCCCTGTCTCAAGGCCGTTGGACATGGCCGGTGGAGGCCCGTCACCTGCTGCTGCTGTCGATGCGGCGCAGAAACGGCTTCAGCTTCTCGACTTCTTAGCTAACTCAGATGATGTCTCACCGGAGACACGCCAGTGGGCGAAAACGGTTCGTGACGCTCTGGCCGCACGGGTGGCTTGATGGGAATCTTTGAGGAGATTGGTGACCTGGCGTCACCGCTTTCGACGCCGCTCAACTTCATCAAACCGGTTGACCAGTTCGCCAACGAGGGCAACGCCGGTTCGTTCATGAACACCTTGGGTCGAGGTGTTACGAACATGGCGAACAACTCGATGTTCGGCGCTGCCCAGATGCTGCCGGGCATGTTGGGCTCGGACGAGCTCTCGGCCAAGCAGAAGTTGTTGTTTGGTGGCCTGATCGTTGGCGGTGGTGCGATGGGCGCCCGTGAGGCGCATCGTGCGTGGCGGTTCGCCAACCCGAAAGGGCTGATACGTCCGGCTCGCACAAGTGGTGTTGACGCACTAACACAGCACGGCGACCCGAACCGCTACATGGACCGTTCTGATGCCGCCTGGAAGTTGGCTATGGACCGGCCGGGCATGAACGCCCGTCAGCTTGCTATTCAGTCCGCTGACGACGAGCTCGGAATGGTTGTCGGTGTCCGTCGATGGCAAAACGACATGAGCAAGGACGCTCATGCCGGTGCTGTTATCCGGCGACTGATCGACCAGTCCGAAGATCTTGCGTCGGCTCAGTCGGATCTCGCAATGTTTGAGCTCGCAATGGACAAGAAGAACGTCGTCAAGGCGTTCGGCGAGAACGGGAAGGTTCGTGACCTGTGGAAACGGCTCGCTACCGACCCGGAGTCGTTTGCTAACGACATGGAGGGTGCGGACAAGTTGATCTCCTACATGCGCCAGCTCGGAGACACTCTCGAGGGGGTCAACGAGGACTTCACGCTCGGTTACGTCGGTCGAGTCGATCGCATCGACTTCAAGAAGGGCAAGGTTCGGATACACACAGAGCACCCCGTTAACTGGTCCGACGGCCGGACACGTCATGAATCGGTCCGAGCTGCCCGACTTCAGGAACTCAACGTCCGAGCTCTGGCTCCGGCTGGGAAAGCAAACCTGAAGAAGCTGTTCTACGCAGGCGACTCCGCTTTCGATGAGCAGGCTGCCACCGGCACGTCTGCGTTTAAGAGGCTTGATCCCACGGGCGAGGGGATGAATCTTGGTCGGAACTGGTATCCGCAGGCCCTGAAGGACGTTATTTCTGTTTTCAAGCTCGGCAAGGTCTCCGACGATTACAAAGTTTTGTTCAGGGGCGAAAGGAAGGGCTCGAAGGGGACGTTCTTCACTGAGGACAGGGAGTACGCCCGAAAGTTTAAGAAAGATGCTGGCGGCGACGGTCAGATGGTCGAGTCGCCGATGCCTGCGAAGGACGATCTGCTCGATCTCGATAGTGCGGCACAAGACGTTTTCGATATCGGCACCGATCGTCTCCGGGTCATGCGGGAAGCGTTCGAGAGCGGCGAGCTGCCGGATCAAAGCCTGATCCGTCAACTCGAGCGTGACCTCAAAGATGGGGTGAGCGGAGAGAGCGCTGCCCGCATTATGCGGACCCTAAATACCGTCGACAAGAACTCGGATGCCGTTTACCGGGATCTTCTCGAGAGCAAAGGCAAGAGTGCCCTTCACTTGTACGAAGCGGACGGGTCGAGGTCGTATTTCCTGAAAGAGCGGCCGTTGGAAATGCTCGACAGTGCTGATCGTGAGGCACTGGATCGTGCGGTCGCTTCGGTCTCGTTCCTTTCAGAGGCCGAAGACTGGTCGACAAACATCGTTAAAGCCAAGAGGGTTCTCGACTTGGCTGGCAACGGCATCGCCGATCCTTTGTTCCAACGGTGGCTTCGTAACGGCCCGAAACTGATGACGGCAAAAGAAGCCAGAGCGGCCGAGAAAGAGTTCGAGCGGATCTGGAAGCTCGTCAAAGGCGACCCTAAAAAGAAGGACGGTTTCAAGGTCGGCGAGGCCGACATGAAGAAGGTTCTCCGGCTGTACGGCGGCGTGGAGTCGGTGCAGGAGATCCTGAACACGATGAACGCCCGCAAGCAGCGGAACTTTTATCTGAACATCCGTTACCCGCAGTTCGACACGCCTATCACTGTCGACCGGCACGCTTACGACGCTTTCATGGGCTTCGACGCCGGTCTACAGAACCGCCCGATAAACAAGTCGGTTTTTGACGGCGACGAGGTCTACGACGTTGTCGCCGACGCATACCGAGACGTTGCGAGAGAGATCTCCGAGGAGACCGGAAAACAGGTTCTACCGCATCAAGTTCAAGCGGTCGTGTGGGAGATGTGGCGTCTTCAGAAACGTGCTTCCAAGCACAAAGAGGGCTGGAAAAACAACGACCCGTACATGATTACGCCGGATGTCGGCCAGCCGAACGTGGCGTACGAGGCACTGATGGGTCGAGGTGCGCTTCCAGCCCACCTGGACGTCAAACAGGCCCTCATGCCGGTTGAAGTGCTCGAGGTCGGGTCGGTGAAGGAGCTCGGGGCGACCGTCATGGGCGACAACGTGGTTATGTCGACGAGAGTCAACGACACGACAGCCACGTCGCTCAGAAACTTGTTCCCTGCATTTGTCGGCCCCGACGGTGTAGCCCATTGGGCTTCGACGAGGGCCGCCCGGATGTCCGACTACGAGGCGACGTCCAGAAAACTTAGAGAAATAGACAACGGCACGACCAGGAACATGCTTTCCTCGGATGTTGCGAACGCTGGCGGCCATCCTGCGCTCAATGGCGTTGACGGTGTGATGGTGACGTTGCCGGAAGGCACGAAGCTGAGACGTCCACCAGGGTTTACGAGGGAAAATGTTGTTCCGCTCGGCCAGGTGACGATTGAGGCTCCAGAACGGTTGACTGACCGTCTCGGTATCGAGGACTTCACGACGGCTGAGTTCGCAGACGAGATCAACGGTCCTATGGGAACCCATCAGTGGGCTGTGATCTCCGCCAATCTGAATGATGAGCAGGTAGAGATGCTCATCAAAAACCTTCCTGCTGCGGAGGGCGCCAAGTTTAAGAACTGGGACGTCCAGAAACAGCACAACATGCTGTACAAGCGGCTGGTGGAGAAAGGTTACAAGCCGATACAAAACAGGGGCCGGTACTTCGGTGATGACGAAGAGTCGTTCCTCGTCTTTGGCATCAGCCACGACGATGCGGCCAAGTTCGGCGATGAGTTCGGTCAGGACTCTGTCCTGACGAACAACGGCTTTCAGTACAACAGCAAGGTCACCTACTACACAAAAGATCTGAGTGATAACCGCAGCCCAGCACCCGGCACGTTCACTCCGTCCTCGAAGACTAGATCTGGGCTGCGTGGCGAGGAGAACCGTTCGACGACGCCGACTCGAACCACCAACAAAAAGGGTGTAGTCGTAGAGAAAGACGTCGACTGGGCGGCCCACCTGCCGGAGCTCGCTGGCGACAAGATGTCGCTGGTCTATGAATCAGGCAAAAACACCACGAAGAAAGGTCGCCAAGTATTTATCCCGATGAAGGACACGGGAAGAATCGGCGCCTTTGCTGACGAGCTCGAAATGCGAGGCTATGACGACATCACGATCTACTCGTCGAAGCAGGACGTAGATGGTTGGGATCGTGCCTACGAAGAGATCTTGGACGACGGCAAAAACATGATCGCTGCTCGTTTCAAGGATGGGTCGTCGATCAACCCGCACGGCTCGCACATCTTTGTTCGGAACGCTTCGGGCCTACCTCGCCGCAACATGAAGGAGTACGTTGCGAACAGTCTTGAAGTTGTCGCGC